CAAAAGCACTATCTAATGAAGGTAACACCTGATGACTTCCATAAACTCAACGAAGAGTGTGTGGAGAATAAGCACAGACTGAGGGTTGAGATACCTACACAGGAACAGATTGACAACTGGAAGGAGGCACCGGGTCGTAGGTGTGCTCCTTATTATTATCAGGAGGCTAAGTGGTTTATGGGTGATGGTGAGAAGGTACATCCACCTGGTACATTCCCTGAACCAGAATCTCATACCCCTAAATAGTATGGATATTATTGGTCTACACAATGGATTGGAATGCTTCCGCAATGGTGGAGGTGAAGCTTAAACAGCCTGATGACTTCCTTAAAGTCAGAGAGACACTTACTAGAATTGGTGTAGCTTCACGAAACGAAAAGAAACTCTATCAATCATGCCATATTCTACACAAGCAGGGTAAGTATTATATCGTCCATTTTAAAGAGTTGTTTCTACTTGACGGTAAGCATTCTGACTTCTCTGATAATGATATGCAACGTAGAAATAGAATCACAAAGCTACTGGCTGACTGGGGTTTGGTTGAAGTAGTCAATGAAGAAATGATTACAGAAGCTTCCACAGTATCACAGATTAAAATCCTCCCACATAAAGAAAAAGCAGAGTGGGAACTGGTACCAAAGTATTCAATCGGCAGTAAGAAATAATACCCTAAATAAAACTAAAGATTAAAAGTAAAATGATTTCTGACGGCAAGACCAACGAACTCTATAAGTCTCTGGGTAGTGCATACCTGGAAGTATGCCAACAACAAAGAGATGCTATCATTGATGACGACAAGGATAGGTGGAATTTAGAAGAGAAGGATAGTTATGATACAGTTGCTGCTGTAGTTGATTATGATAGGTCAAAGAAAGGTAGTGAGGATGCTACCTATGATAGTGATCATGGTAAGAAGAAGGAAGCAAAGAAGGAACGTGACTATGCTGCATGGGAACGTGGCAAGATGAAGAAGGATGATCCTAACTGGAAGCATAAGAAGGGTCATACTGGTATGCATGGTGAAGAATATATGCCTGAAGCCATGCGTCCCGGAGAGCGCCAGCGTAAGATTGCAGCGAAAGTGCATGACCCATATGCAAGCAGCAAAACAAAAGCAATAGCACATAACGTTGCTGTACGTAATGATGGCCCTGGAACTCCTGGGTATCAGAAGAAGAGTACTGGTGGGAAGGGTGAGCGGTTTCCAGGCTATGGTGACCAAGGTGCTGGCAACAAAGCACGTCGTAGGGCTGGAGAAGAGCCTATGAGAGGTAACCAGGACCCCAGACCAAAGAAAGAATCATACCGTGGTATGACTGTTGGTGAGATTCTTGCTGAGGGTATTGGTTCCCGAATAGGTACAGCTGCCACTAATGCCGGTAGAAATAAAGTAGAGAAGGCAAAGGAAGGAAACCCCAACAAATTGGTAGGTTCTGGTAAGAATGAGAAGCTAGGTGCTACTATTGGGGGAGCCTTAGGTGGAGTAGCAGGTGCTGCTATCCCTGATGGTCCACTGATGGTTGCTGGTGAGCTTGCTGGTGGATATGCTGGCTCTAAGATTGGTGGTAAGCTCGGGAGACAGTTCGACAAGAAAGATGTGGCCAAATCTACCCCTGTGTAGTGATAACCCCCTAAACAACCTTTTAAAAGTATGGTATAAATAAGGTGTGGATGCCTGAGGGGTCCACACTTTTCCATAACGCTCTTAAGAGGTTACTTATCATGCCCAATACTTCATTGGCACGCTGGGAGACTTATTCTCCTGTTTCAATCGGTTTGAATGACATGTTCAACCGTTTAGACGCATTTGCAGATAGCAATGCTCTAAGTTATCCACCATACAATATCCTCAAAATAGACGAATTTACTCAAGAGATTCAGATTGCTCTTGCTGGTTTCAGCAAAGAAGAAATCCAAGTATCTACTGAGAAAGGAGTCCTTAGTCTACATGCTAACCGTAAAGAAGAAGAGGAAGTGGGGACATATATGCACCGAGGCATCGCGACCCGAGGTGTTAATCGTAACTGGCAGTTGGCAGATAATGCTGTAGTTGACGATGTGTCATATATTGATGGCCTTCTTCGTGTAATCATAAAGCTGGAAGTCCCAGAGTCGCAAAAGCATAAAGTTCTCGCTATTAACTGAGGCTTTACATACCAGGGGCTCCTCGCTATAATAGAGGAGCCTTTTTTATCAACCTTACATAAACTCAAAAACAATGGCTGTAAAAGTACTAGTAACTGCAATTGGGCAGCACGTAATTGCTGAGACAAAGCAAATCGAAAACAAAGAAAGCAAAGAAATCGTAGGCTATTGGCTTGGTAAGCCAAGGCTTGTTTTCTACGGACGGGATGAAGAAACGAATGAAATCCAAATTAACTTTGGATCATACTGCTTGGTTTCAGCAGAAGAAGAATTCTCTGTGAGGGCTGATCATGTCGTCTCTATCCTTGAGCCACGTGCAGATGTAGTAGAAGGTTATACTAACTTCACTACTCCAGTAGAAGCACCAGAAGTGGAGCTGACAGATGATGTAAACCTTGATGGAGAAGTGAATGAACTTAGCTCTGATACTATTGAAGACGGGACAAGTCCTGGTCTCACAGACTGAAGAACTACCAGTAGAGCCAAGGGTACATTGCTTTTGCCCTCACTTAGTGGGTGGCAAAACTAAGACTACTCTTGTCCCTTGGCCGGAATACACTGATGATGATCATATCCTCCTGAATAGTGATGATCTGCTTACTGTATGTGAACCCAGTCCAAAGGTAAGAGATGCTTATCTTAAGAAGCTGGGGAAAACCATGGAGGAGTTGACAGAGCTTACAAAACCTGTTATACTAACAGAAGAGGAAGCCACTGATCCAATTCTCAGTGACGACGATGACTATGAACCTCAATACCACGAGGAACCAGTATATTGATGGATTAGATCTAATGATCATGTCCGTATCAAAGCCAGACCCAGACCTTCGCACACAAGCAAAGGATCTGGGTTGTTATTCGGATCTAATGGGAATTAGAGAAGATATACTAGACTATCTTCAGCATAGGCGGGAAGAAGCAAAGAGGTATGAAGTTTGAGGTTCTATACATTCGCCAGACTCTATGGTAACTCCATTCTGGTAAGAGGTTGGGATGATGAGAAAGGTGGGCATTTTATGGACAAAGTTCCATTTAAGCCCACCCTCTTTTTGCCGTCTAAAAAGGAAACAAAGTACAAAACATTAGATGGCAAAGCTGTATCCCCTATTCAACCAGGTACACTTAAAGAATGTAAGGAGTTCCTTAAGAACTATTCAAGTGTAGATGGAACTACAGTCTATGGATTTGAAAGATTTGTCTATCAATTCTTGGCTGAGGATTATCCAGGAAATATTGAATATGATACTGATAAGATTAAACTATGGTCATTAGACATTGAAACTGCATCAGAGAATGGTTTCCCAAAGCCTGACTTAGCAGAGGAAGAAGTGTTACTTATAACACTGAAGAACTTTAAAACTAAGAGACTTATTACCTTTGGTTCACGTCCCTATAACTGCACTAGAGATGATGTGGAGTATGTCGAATGTGAAAGTGAATATGCTCTCTTAGAAACATTCTTAGCATGGTGGGAAGAGGTCCAACCAGAGGTAATTACAGGCTGGAATGTTGACCTATTTGACGTCACATACTTGGCTAATAGAATACAAAAGGTATGTGGAGAAAGAGCAGTAAAAAGGTTATCCCCATGGGGTTTGGTTGCTTCCAACATCCAAACAAATGCCCATGGTAAAGAAGAGGAGAAATATGATATAGCTGGTGTGAGTGTATTAGATTACCTATCAATCTATAAGAAGTTTACCTATACCAATAGGGAATCATACAGGCTAGATGTTATTGCAGAACTTGAATTAGGTAAGAAGAAACTAGATCACTCTGAGTTTGATACCTTCAAGGATTTCTATACTCATGGATGGGATAAGTTTGTTGATTATAACCTAGTTGACGTTGACTTGGTTGATATGCTAGAGGAGAAGATGAAACTTATTGACTTGGTTATGTTGATGGCATATGATGCTCACTGCTTATATGTTGACTGTATGGCTCAGGTGAGACTATGGGACATTATCATCTATAACTATCTCAAGGAAAGGGATATTGTCCTCTCCCCTAAGGAATCCACAAGTAAGAATGATCAGTATGCTGGAGCTTATGTAAAGGAGCCAGTCCCTGGTGCATATAATTGGGTAGTATCCTTTGACTTGAATAGTCTCTATCCCTCCTTGATTAGATTCCTGAATATATCACCAGAAACTCTGTTAGATCATAAACATAAAAAAGTAGCTGGGGTTGATATCACCAAGCTAGTCAATAAGGAGATTGATATTCAAGGCACAACAGATAGTGATATTGCTGTTGCTGCTAATGGTGCAATGTATTCTACCTCCTTTACTGGTATGATGCCTGAGTTGGTGATTAAGATGTATGAGGAAAGGGTAGGATATAAAAAGACTATGCTAAAACAAAAACAAAAGTTGGTTGATATAGAATCTGAAATGAAAAAGAGAGGTTTAATCTGATGGGATTTCTAATTGATGGTAACAAGCAGGATGCTGATGATAAGAGGGAGATTATTGCTAATGAGGGGGAATATTCCCACCTAAACAACCAAGAACTGCTGGAGTTACACAGGAAAACCACTAATGAAGTCACAAAGTATTCTAACTTTCAGATGGCAAGAAAGATTTGCCTCAATTCTCTTTATGGCGCTCTTGGTAATCAATGGTTCCGCCATTATCGTCTCGATAATGCAGAAGCTATTACACTTACAGGGCAGGTAGCCATTAGATGGATTGAAAGAAAAGTTAACGAATATCTAAATAAGGTGCTGGGCACTGCCGATAAGGATTATGTCATCGCGTCTGATACTGACTCTATCTATCTGGATCTTGGGGATCTGGTTAGTACTATCGATAGGGAATCAAATATCTCTAGACAGCGAATTGTACAGGTTCTAGATAAATTCTGTGAAGATAAGATAGTCCCATTCATTGATGAATCATATGATGAACTATCTGATTATTTCCAGTGTTATGAAAAGACACTGGTGATGAAAAGAGAGTGCATTGCTGAGAAAGGTATATGGACTGCTAAGAAAAGATATATCCTAAATGTATGGGACAATGAAGGGGTGAAGTATCAGGAGCCTAAGCTCAAGATGATGGGCATTGAGGCTGTTAAATCCTCCACACCAGCTCCCTGTAGGAGATACATTAAAGACTGCCTGAATATCATTATGACTGGCACAGAGGAGCAACTGATTACCTATATTGAAGAGAAAAGAAAAGAGCATAGTAATCTAACAGTAGAGGAAATAGCCTTCCCTAGAAGTGCTAATAATGTTGGAAAGTTTAGAGATCCTACAACACTTTACAGGAAATCTACTCCATTACATATTAGGGGCTCTATTATGTTTAATCATTGGCTCAAAGAGAAGGATGTATTAAACAAATACAATGCTATCAATGATGGAGAAAAGATTAAATATGTCTACCTTCTTATCCCTAATCCAACAGGAGAAAATGTGATGTCCTTCATCAACATCTTCCCCAAAGAGTTCAACTTGAATAGTATGGTAGACTATGATAGAATGTTCACCAAGGGATTTCTGGATCCCTTGCAGGCTATCCTTACTACTATAGGATGGTCAACAGAACGTAGAAACACTCTGGAATCCTTCTTCTCGTGACTATATGGGAAGCATTAGAACTCTACTACGACCTACATCACGGGGGTCTAGATACCCGTGAATACTACCTAACCCTAGAAGCACTACACCCACACATGACATTTATTAAAGAACTTATCCAAGACATCGGAGACGAACATGCAGCTCTGGCAAGCGATATTACAGAAGATGAGAGATACGTTGATACTGGGTCGTATATTTTTAATGCTCTTGTTTCTGGTAGCATCTTCGGCGGTATTTCTGACAATAAGATTACTGCTCTGGCCGGTGAGTCATCTACAGGTAAGACTTTCTTCGCTCTTGCGGTGGTCAGAAATTTCCTTGAGAGTAACCCTGACTCTATTGTCCTTTATTTTGACACTGAGTCTGCTATCACTCCTTCTCTCCTGGATTCCAGGGGAATCGACACCTCTAGAGTGGTTGTCATCAATGTTGTAACGATTGAAGAATTTAGAACCAAGGCTCTGCAGTGTGTCGATAAATATCTCAAATTGGAGGAAGACAAGCGCCAACCAATGATGTTTGTGCTAGACTCCTTAGGAATGCTCTCAACTGAGAAAGAAATCTCTGATGCCCTTGCGGACAAAAACGTCAGAGATATGACCAAATCTCAGTTGGTTAAAGGTGCTTTCAGAATGTTAACTCTTAAACTTGGTCAAGCCAATGTTCCCCTTATCGTCACAAACCATACTTATGATGTCATCGGTTCCTATGTTCCTACTAAAGAGATGGGCGGTGGGAGCGGCCTTAAGTACGCTGCCAGTAGCATTATCTATCTTAGTAAAAAGAAGGAGAAAGACGGAAAAGAAGTCATTGGCAACATTATCAAGGCAAAGACTGCTAAGTCGCGTTTAAGCAAAGAAAATCAAGATGTGGAAGTTAAGCTTTATTATGATGAGCGTGGCCTTGATCGATATTATGGTCTTCTTGAACTCGGTGAGATTGGTGGACTCTGGAAGAATGTAGCTGGTAGATATGAAATTGATGGGAAGAAACTCTATGCTAAAGAAATACTCAAGAACCCTGAAAACTATTTTACCCCTGAAGTTCTGGAGAAACTAGATGTCATTGCCAGAGGAACCTTCTCCTACGGAGGTTGAGCTACAGTATTATTGGAGTAAATTCCCTGATCTGGATAGATCTACAGTGGAGTTTATGTTAAAATTGAGCCATGAGAGTTCTGATGTTTATCATCAGTACTTCACTGATAATAATGATGCTTCATGATTACAACCCTAGAAACAACTATTCTTAAAGGACTTATCCACAATGAAGAATACACCAGAAAGGTTTTACCATATGTACAGAAGTCTTACTTTGAGACATCCACTGGACAGAACTTATTTAAAATCATTGAGGAACACTTCACTACATACGGAGGATGTCCAACAACCGATACTCTGGGAGTTGCCATCGAATCCCTCAATGGACTCAGCGAAGAGGACTTCCAATCAATCCAATCAACTGCAGGAAACCTTCTGGAGAAGGACGAAAACAACTTTGAGTGGTTGGTGGATACAACTGAGAAGTGGTGCAAAGAAAGGGCCGTTTATCTCGCTCTCTTAGAATCCATTTCTATTCATGATGGACAAGACAAAGATAAGGGAAGAGAATCTATCCCTGAATTACTGTCGGAAGCGTTAGGTGTCTCTTTTGACGCTCACATTGGCCACAATTACCTACAGGACTATAACGAACGATATGACTTCTATCACCTCAAAGAAGAAAGGCTCTCCTTTGGATTATCTTACTTTGACAAAATTACGAAGGGCGGCATCCCTAATAAAACTCTCAACATCGCTCTTGCTGGTACAGGCGTCGGAAAGAGTCTATTCATGTGCTCATTGGCTAGCTCCCTCCTCCTGCAAGGGAAGAACGTTCTCTACATCACTCTTGAAATGGCGGAGGAGAGAATTGCTGAGCGAATTGACTCAAACCTCCTCAACACCAACCTCCAAGACATAATTGATATCCCCAAGCCTATGTTTGAAACAAAGGTGCTGGGGATACAAAAGAAAACACAGGGACAACTTTATATCAAAGAATACCCTACTGCCTCAGCTCATTCTGGACACTTCGATGCCCTGATTAAAGAGCTGAGTATGAAGAAAGCATTCAAGCCTGATATTGTCTTTGTGGATTATCTTAATATCTGCACAAGTGCTAGATACAAAGCAGGAAGTAATGTAAACTCATATACAGTCGTGAAAGCGATTGCTGAAGAGTTGCGTGGACTTGCTGTGAAGTATAATCTCCCAGTAATGAGTGCAACTCAAACTACCCGTGGAGGATTTGCTAATTCTGATGTTGATCTTACAGATACGTCTGAGTCTTTTGGTCTACCTGCTACTGCCGACTTTATGTTTGCTCTTATTTCTACCGAAGAGCTGGATGAGATGGGACAGATTATGGTCAAACAACTCAAAAACAGATACAATGATCTAACAACCTATAAGAAGTTTGTAGTTGGAATAGATAGAGCTAAGATGAGATTATTTGATGTAGAGCAGTCAGCTC